GGTGGTCGCAGATGACATCGAACACCTGCCGGCCGAGGACGAGAGTGTTGAAGCGGAAGCCGCCTGAGGCCAGCATCCCTTGCTGCTTGATGTAGCGGACATCCTGGATGGGGGTCGAGTTGGGGTCGTTCCATTGCAGGACGGAGGTGCCTGCGACCGGCCCAGAGGCGACACCGGCGAGTTCGGTGGTCCAGACTCCAGTGACAAAGAAGGCGGAGGCCCATGCCACTTCTTTTGAGATGAGGGATTGCGTGGTGAGCCAACGGGTGGCGTTGATGTCCGGTTGCACGGCGGCGTCACTATTGGCGCGAATCTGGTCGTCAATGTCCTTGTGGAGCGCCCACACGTCGCAGTTGTACGTGGAGGTGTTGTCCAGTTTGTAGCCACCGCCCGCAGACTCGGCGCTGGGTGCGCGTTTCTTCATCTGGTTGCGGTTGAAGTCGGCCCGCGAAAACCGATAGTAGACATCCGACTTGAACTGGACGGGGAGCACGGGGAACACCTTGTCGGCGACGAACGCCGTCTCCTTCTGGGCGTACATCAGAGAGAGATTGGTCAAGGGGGCGTTTACGTGAACATCACTGAGGGTGGGCTGGGGCATGGGGTGGGGATCTCCTTAATTTGAAATTGGTATAGAGCGCATGTTCACGCTTACGAATACAACAGAGTGGTCGGGGCCAGGATCTCGACCGAGATGATACAGACAGCAGCGGTCGAGACAAGGGATTCATGTGCCTTGGCGACAATGGTGCCAGAAGCGTGCGGGATGAGAGTTCCGCCCGTGTCGATCTCCAGCAGATCGCCCACATTGACGGTTTGGGAAGCCGAGATAGCGGCTTTGCAGCGCCCGCGCTGGGCGTAGCTGCCGACCTGGGCCGCTTTGGGTTTGTCCAGAAGGATGCCGTCCATTGCCTTCGCGGCATTGGCGACGGTCATGCCTGCGCTGGAGGCGATTTGGATGGCGTAGAACTGCTTGGCGCTCAGGTCGGAACTGGCGATGGAGGTCCGTACTTCGAGATCACTTTCAACTGACATGATGGTTGATTCTCCTTAATTGAAATTCAAACTTGCCTATCGCTAGTTACCGTTACCGGACACCCGCCCCAAGCCCCATGGCGGCGAACCGGGGGGCCATCTGGTGCATGTACTCGCGTTTACCCCTCGGCCCGGAGGTGGCGGCACGGGTTTGCTCCTCCATGTAGTCTTCGTAGATGGCCGGGTTGGTGACCAGGACGCGCTCGTAGGCTTCGACCTTGGAGAGTTTGCCGCCACTGTTTTGAGCGAGCGTGGTGGCCATCTGGTCGATGCGGTCCAAGGGGGAGCCAGCGGAGGTGCCGGAGCCGGGGTGGCCGTTGTAGGTCATGTGCTCGGTCGATGCGGCGGCGCGGTCGGCGAGGAGTTTGGCGCGGACGCCATCAAGAGTGATCTTGCCCGCAGCATGTTCCATGATAAGAGTGCCCGCATCGGTACGGCCAGCGATCTGGCACAACTCAGCTATGACTACGGCGGCGGGGCGTTTGTCCTTCTTGCCTTGGATGGGGGGCTGGGCAGAGGCAGCAGCGGGTGCGGCGGGGACAAGAGCAGGCGCAGCAGCAGCAGCCTGCGGCTGGGTCGAGTCGTCATCGTCATCATCGTCCTCATCGTCATCCGTAGAGGGCGAGGCGGCAGCAGTTGCAGGCACAGCCGCAGTAGCACGGGAAGCAGCGAGCGCTTTAAGACGCTTCGTCTCGGCGCGGGAAGCCGCCAATGCCTTCTGTTCGTCTTCGGTAAGGCCAGTGGCAGCGGTAGCAGGGTTAGGCATGGTGTTGTTCTCCTTCAGAGAGGTATTGGATTCTACCGGCGTACCGGCATGGCTTGCCGACAGTGCGGCGTTGGTGACAGATCGTGTAGTAGATACGGCGGGCGTAGATCCTAGTTTTGCTTCGAGCGCGGCCACTGCGTCTTCAAGCGTACCCACTTCGTCGGCGAGCAGAGGCACGGCATTCTCAGCGAAGTAGCACAATGCCTTCGTACCGACAATATCACTGGCCTTCGCACCGCGATTACGGGCCACTGCCGAGACAAAGAGATTGTATTGGCGATCTACCTCGGCCTTGGCTTGCGCGTAGGCGGTGTCGCTTAACGCTTCATGCGGGTTGCCATCCACCTTCCGCTCACCAGCGGAGATGTAGGTGTAGGCCAAGCCCATCTTCTTATCCGCTTCCTTCTGGGAAACGTGCATGGAGTAGACGCCTACCGATCCTACGGCTCCGGTGACGGTGACGAAGATGCGGTCGCAGGCGGAGGCGATGGCGTAGGCAGCAGAGGCGGCAAGATCATCAGCGGAGGCGTAGATGGGTTTGCTGGCGCTCCGGGCGTTGTAGATGAGGTCGCTTAACTCGAATGCACCGTGCGTTTCGCCGCCAGGGGAGTCGATGTCGAAGAGGATGCCTTTGACGGTAGGATCATCCACCGCCGCCTGGAATTGTTCGGTGATGGATTCGTAGGTACACATCCCCGACCAACTGCTCATCCAGGTGGATTTCTTCATCAGCATGCCTTCGACGGGGATGAGGGCGATGCCCGAGGCAGTCACGGCGTAGGATTTACGGTCCGATTGCTCACGTAGGGCGATGGCAGATAAAGGCGAGAGGGGAGAGTTGTTGGCTTCGACCGGGAGAGCTTCAATCGCCGACTGGTAGTTGAGGGGATCGATGCGCCCGCCCACCTCCTCCAACACCACACGGAGCTTATTCTGGTGGATCATGAGCGGCGTGCCGAAGATCCGGTCGGCGACATGCAGCATAGGGCGTTTGGTGCCTACGCTGTTGGTTTGTGCGCGAGTTGTCTTGAATCGGCTCATGTATATTCTGTACTTCTGATCTAGTATTCAGACCTTCTTATCCGAATATCATCAAGTTAAGTATGAGGATAGAGCAATACCAGGAACAATGTCAAGTAGGGGTTGGAGGATAGGCTAGGATCTACGGTTTGAGGGAGAGTCTATGAGGGGCGCTGGAGAGAGGGGAAGTGGTGGTAGCGGCATACCCCACCCCATTCTCTCCCCAGCGGGGGCAAGCAGGGAGAAAGGACCAGAGGCGGTCGAGGACAGAGACGCTCACCACCAGTCGCAATCAGTATACACCACTATTGAATCGGTAAGTCTTCGTCCTCGCCCTTGGCAGGCTTCGGTTGCGGTGGCCCCTTCTTCTTTGGAGGTGTGGCAGGAGGCGATGGAGCCTTCCCCGGCTGCTGTTCGCCGCCGCCAGGGGAGGCACCCTCTGCGGCGGGGGCACCCTCTTCCTCGACTGTGGGGTTCTTGGCCGATTTGAGCAGGACTTTACGAGGATCGCTATCGTACACCAGCAATAGATCGTCGCTGCGCTTGGCGTCCTGTGCCCATTCGTTATCTACTTCGACCACATCCATACCGCGTTGCGCCACACTATGCGCTCGCGTGGTGAGGCCAGCGCGGATGGCCATCGTCTCCGCTTGCACGTCCTTGAGCGGATCGACCCAATCCCAGCCGCTAGGCGTCCAGAGGATATCAGTGTATTGATCGGGGTCTTGTGCGTACCCAGGTAGGTCGATGACCCCAGCGAGTACAGCTTCCTTCAACCACGCCTCGGCAATAGGCTGGCAGAATTGGTGAATGAAGATGTGGTGCTGGAGCATTTCGCACTTGCGGCGAAAATCCAATAGACCGGCACGGATAGAACTGTACGTTACGCCTTGCAGATCCCCAGTCAACTGTTCATACGTTGCGCCTATCGCACTCGCAAACCTGTGCCCTTCGACCTTCATGAACGCGGCGAAATCACTATCCATGGGAAGTGTAGGGAAGGCTACATCCTCCCCTGGCAACAACTCAATCATCGACCCTGATTCGATCTTCGCATTCGCCACGCCATTCGCCGCAGGGCCTTGATATGCCGTCGCAGGGTCACTGGAGGGGATCACCACATCCACTTCTGGCGCGGTTTTGGTGATGAACGCCGCCCACATCGCCTGGATCTTCTTCCGCACCAGTTCAGCATCTGTGTATTGCTCTAGCTCATAGAGCAGCGTGAGCACACTGGTAAGGTGGGGGACGCCGCGCAATTGCCCGGCCCGCATGGGCTTGTATGTATGAATAACGTACTCTGCCGCCACCCGCATGAACGACAACCCATCGAGCGGGTAGAACATCGTCTCGCCGGGATGGGCTTTATAGAAGTGGTAAGCCACGCGCCGATCATCTTGGTCGAATTCAATGCCGGTACGGATAGAATTGCCATCAGGGACCTTTGGACCCGCCGCCGCATCCCCGCCTGTGACGGAGTTGCGCCAGAAGGGGAGTTGTTCAGCCTCGATGAGTTGGAGTTGGAGAGGGACGCGCAGGCCGAATGTGGCAGGACGCAGGAGGAGGCGCGTGAAGACTTCACCCCCCTCAAACATCTCGCGTGCGGCGGTGGCTTGCATGCCGTAGAAGGAGGAGCGCCCAGAGGCATCGCAGCGCTTGGCCCATTTGTCGAATTCCTTCTCTACCTGTTCGCGCAATTTCTTGTTCTTAATAATCCATCTGGGCCGAATGCCAGTGGAGATGACTTGGGATTCAAAGTTGTCTATCGCTGACGCTGCCCATGGGTTGTTGCGGATGGAGTCGCGGGAGCGGGCAAGGACCATTTCCCAACTGGTCCAGATGACGGTCGTAGGTCCTAGCCGGGTGGGGTTCCACCCGAATGCGCGGCGTGAGGTGGACCCTGCATCGTATGGTTGGCCTGAAGAAAAGGAAGCGAGGGTGCGAGGCGGGGTAATTGATAAGCTGGTGGGGGATGCAGGGGCCAACATCCCGGCTAAGGCAGCACGGGCACGGGTGATAAGAGAGGGGCTATTGGGCTTACCCATGCCAGCAAGGATAGCACTTATTGCCCACTACCCACTACTGAGTAGCGATGCAGCCTTTACCAAGCACGGCATTGATGACAATCTGGATATCCACAACACTGGGCGCACTCTCACCCGCCATCCTCTCACCCGCCGCATTCTTCGACAATACATACCCTAGTTCCTGCACGACATCCGCCACATTCACCTGCCCGTCCCCATTGATGTCGCAATAACTACCTTTTATGGATACGGGCGTGGAAGGGATCACAGTGACAGACATTGGCGATCCTGTGATGCTGGTGGCGATCAGGTTGGGAGAGGTGACGGTTAGGCATGGGGAGTTGCCGGAGCATGTGACGCCGCCAGGGATGGAGATTGTGGCGGTGGCGATAGCCCCATCTGCCGCCCCAGTGCCGGAGGTGAGGGTATTGGGAGTGACAAGACTATTGAGCCAGTCTAGGGTGAAGGTGTTGCCGGAACTCTGGGCGAACAGCCCGGCGCTTAAAGCGGTGCCGATGGTAGTGAAGGTCGGCATCTGTGCGCCGGGGGTGGGAGTGATGGAGAAAGAGCCGGAATAGCCAGCAGGGCCAGTGGAGGCAGTACTGCCCCCTGTTTGGGTAAGGGTGCAGGTGAGGGTGCCAGGGACGACTACGGTGGCGGGGACGCAGGACCAAGTGGCTGTAATGGTTTGTGCAGCAGCGAGCGTAGCACAAAAGATAGCGATGGCGATAGCACAAGCAGGTAGTTTGAGATACTTCATAATCTCTCCTTAATTCTACGGATGGCGTTGGCTTGTAGTTGATTTACGTAAGCAGGGACGACTCGAATCCGTGCTGCGATCTCTTCACGCTCATATCCATACCAAAAGCGCAGATATAACACGGCGCGTTCGCGGGGCGGGAGGGTGCGGATGGCGTGTAGGGTGCGCGGCATGAGGATGGATACTTCGCCAGATGGAGCTAGCA